GTTTTCTTGATATTATTAACGAAATCTATTACTTTGCTCCAAGGATTCTTCGTGTCACTAAGTCCACACTTACTGGCACCTATATCGTCAAACACAACGACCTTATGGGAAGATCTATACTCAGATTGGAACTCATCACTTTCGTTCAGAGTAACCATATCATGAGAATTGAACTCTCCATGTTTATCGGTCATAAGTGCTCTTGCAATCTGTATTGCGAGAGATGATTTTCCAGTTCCAGGAAAACCATATAATAAAATACAGAAGGGCTGTTTCCTAAAAGTACCGTCTGATACATCCGTCTCCAAATCATCTATCGCCGCACAAACACGAGCTAGAGTGCTCGAATCGCGTAGTGAAAAGATGGTATACATTAGAGATTTCTTATATCTATATAGACGTGATAACAATGAAGGAACATCGTATCGGGGATCCTTAAGGGATCCAATCTTGGCTGTTGTTACTCTAGAAAGATCCTCCTCGATCATTCCAGAGAACATAAATCGTTGCTTCCTTTCCAGCCAGATAAAAGAAGCGGCGCTAAATAACAACTTGGTAAGTTGTTTATTACGCCTAAAAATAGCCATATACCTGGCAAACGGTCTTAAAATATGTTCAAGGTTGGTAATCCAATTTGTTTTATACACTGATCTCCGGGATTAAGGATCACAGGTAGTGCTAACTTGGTGTGCGAATGGGCGCACACCTCTAAAGAGAGGATATCCGTAGATATCAAATCCACAAATAAGCAACATAGACAATAGGCAATTCAGCTCCTACAGATCTATGAGGTAAATCAGTACTTGTTTCGAGTTTAGTTTCTTAAGGCAGAAACTCTCACATAAAGACCTATTAAAAATTTTATATACAGTTACAATGTTATTAAGTTTTTTATAAGATTTAGGCATCCTCGGGATGATACGCGCTAATCAAAGCGTTTCTCATTTCCAAGGGTGACAAGGGCTGGATGGTATTCCAAGGGAGAACAAATCGCTCGTCTCCATCTTCAGATGCCCTGATGATGCGCTCACATTTAGCGCAAAATTCAACATAAAAGTCTTCACCATGTAGATATGCTTCCCGGGCCTGGGACTCAAAATTGGCCTGGAATTGTTCTACAAAGTTAAGTGGGGTGTTCTTGGATTTCGTCCACCAGTAGAATTTCTTACTTAAGGATTCCTCTTCAATAGGGGCGACTATAGAATCTAGTTGCTCGTGTCGAACAAAACTCCTCTTTAGAAATGAAATCTCACTAATAGATAGGTATGGAATCGAATCGGCCTCTTTATCTGCCATCGTATATTGAATGCCCCACGATGCAAAGACGGCCTGGATGGTGGTGTGATTGAACAATGGGATATCGTCGTGAATACCCATTACATTATCATCACCGTACACAGCCAGACGGACGTAATCACGGAAATTCGGGTTCTTGATACGAGGATAATCCCTCTTCATAATGGTAAAGAATGCCATACGGACAAGAATAGAGTTCACAATGGAATTCATCTCAACTGTTAATGGCTGACCCGAAGGTTGACCACTGCAGAATTGAAGAAGGTTTCCCTCCCAAATCATTGCAGGACTGACCACAGAAGACAAGAAGCCTCTGAGGTATTCCAAATCTGATGAGGAAGCTCCATTTTCGCGATACAACTGCAAAATGATAGCAGCTGATTTCTCTAATAAAGCTTTGGGCAATTGAGTATCATACCCAGAGAAATCTCCACAAACGAATTTCGTGAATTTACCTCCGAAAGTCAGATAATCATGCAGTTCACTCCACTCAGTCGATTGAGCTGCGAGTCCTACATAACATTCCGATACTTCCATATTGCGAAGTACATGCTTCAACGGGATGATCCCTCGAGTAGCGGCGATAAAGAAAGACATATCATTTCCATAAACAGATCTAGTCTTCTCAGCTGCTTTCTTCAAGGGAAGAACTTCATTAGTTTTAGAAGCTCGAACAAAAGGATCAAAAGTTCCTTGTCCAGATCTCCATGCATTTTCAAGTGTTAGGATATCCGCTTCGACATAATCATTAAGTTCGCGAGGAATGAGAACATCGCCATCAGCATCAAGGTGCATGTGCTTAGTCTTCTTTCCTCCATAACAAACTCCCGAAGAAGTCTGATTGTTCATACCACGAACAACACCTGTCTGATCTCCATCAAGCGCCTGGGAAAGCGACCTGACAGAGAAAAAACCTGGATCTTCTTTTTCGAATAAAGCTGCAACACCTGCCACAGATGATCCATCAATGGTAGTACCACGGACATAATCATTCATGGCTCGATCCATCAACTCAATTGGAACGTCCATTTTGGGTGTATTGAACTTCAATAGAGTGGTATTGATCTGGGTGACCCCATTGACGAATCTAGGAGGTCGAGAAGATAAGTCACCAAATTCTTGCTCGATTTGAGTATTGCCATTACGGAAATAATAATCCTCAGCCCGAGGTTTGTGCAACTTCATGCCAACATCAAGGACTGTCCCTAGCGACACGATTGGTGTTACAGGGGTATTGAGCACCTTATTCACATAATCTGTGGGCTCATCAATGATAGAGAAACCTTTAAGATTGTTTTTGAATACAGGGTCAGATGGGGTTGAAGCAACGAATAATGATGATTCCTGCTTTAGAATGGCATTTGCCTTATTAACAGTAGACCTATCAATGGCTAAACAATACCACACATTCGAGACATTTCCGGCAATGTGGATGCCAATAACTGCATTATTGTATACAAGAGGTTGCCCGCAATCACCTTCCGAAGAGGTATGATATTGGGCTTTACACTCATACACGTATTGCACCTCAGTGGTATTAGAGGTCTTATATTGAATTGGGGCCTTCAATAATCGTGCGCGAACAGGAATAATCTCATAGGTCCCATCATCACAATTCTTATGGATATACTGGCACGCTGCCTGGGGGGGCATGGTGCCTTCTTCCGCTAGATATTTTGTAAAATCTTTACCTGGCGGAGCATTTGGTAAATGCACAAGGGCTGCGTCCAAAATCTTGGTAGTAAAGAGATTAGATTTAGTCAAATTGGAAATGTGGGTTGGGGAACATCGACATTGTTATATCGTGCTCCAAGCTTGTTAGTAGCTCTGAGTGTAACATCCATCACTCCGACTAAAGGCAAAGCATGCCTCGGGATCAATCGCTCCGATCCCATCGGCAAGCACTTTACAGTACTCGTCGAATTATCGTCACCTTTAATAGTGACCTGTGCGATTCCTTTGCCTATCTCAGCGAGCACTTGAGCGGGAGTCATAGTGCGTGCTTCATGGGCAGGGCGGGGCTTGGTGATAAAATAGCCAATACTATCTGAGTTACTCTTTTCCTTGGGGAGGACGAATTGAATTTCCTCATCCTTTGGGGATTCCACTTTAGTAACCTTACTATCTTCCGACTTAATTACAACCCCCGAAATGGTAATGAGGGAAGAAAATATTGCCGCAAGTGCAAAAGCTCCAGAAATGAAAGTGACTCCGTAAATAGAGTACCTCATCTTTATTGCTTCGGCGATGGCGGAGCCGGTAGTTATATCTCTCTCAAATTGAGCTTCTCTTTCAGCTCGAATGACCCTCCTCTCATAAAAGTAAGTAAGGACCATCAAGATGAAGACCCCAAAGGGGATCATCGAAAAGATAGCAATGAGTGATAATACGCGAAAGCGATTGGCATAGTATACTTGTGCTCGTTCAGAATAGTATAGAGATACGTTCTTATAGTACACGTACAACGATAGTCTGGTCGTAAGTAGACTTGAGAAATCAAGAACCCGAGTATCAAGCGAGTAAAATCTCTGCGTGGCTGAAGCAACGGGCTTCTTAAAGAATAAAGACTTAAGATTGGAACGACATGAGTCTAAAGATTCGGCCTGAAGATCTTTTTCGGCCTGAAGAGCTTTTTCTTGTGCACGCTCAGCGTCGAGAGCGATTACTTGGGCAAGCTCAGCTTCAAGAGCGACCTTGCGGGCACGCTCAGCTTCTTTATCAAGCAAGACACACATACACACATCAATGGGCAAACTGCACTTAGGGCACAGATTTTCCTTCGATTTAGCACGTAGATGCCTAGACACATTATTACTCCATTGGGCATGTAGTAATTCCTGAATTTTCAATACAGCATCACGCCATTCATTATTTCCTGGTCTCCTTTCATACGGGATGATCTTATATTTCACTTCTAAAAAACCATTAACAGGCGGAAGTACGCCGATAGGAATTTTGAGTAGAACTTTATAGACATCGGTATTAAAGATTTCCTTACTGACATCAGGATGATTGAGATCTAACCTATCAGTCCCAGGAATACAATATTCGTCATGAATTGCTAAACAGACCGCAAGTCCCAAGCGGCGTATAAGGCTATCCAGACTGACTGTATCGAAGAGATTAATGCCAATATTTTCATCGTTGGTATTAAAGAGGGTTCCAATATTACAATATTTATGGTCTCCTTTCTCATCAGCTCTTGCCTTAGGGATTACTTCTTTAGATGTATTGACAATATCCAAAATGTTCTTGGTTGTCATCTTAACTGACTGATCATTTGCATAATCATCATAAATAATGACATCGGTGGTGCTATCGATATTTTCCTCGAATTTAGGGTCACCTCCACGATTGTTGAGCAAGCTCTCATCAGGAACTCGTCCCGCAATCGCTTGCATCATCAAACCAAGTTTAGTAGACGCAGAAGATTTACCGCATCCAGCTGCGCCTATAAGAGTAATTGACATGGGCTGGGGTTTGGTATTGTCTGGGTTCAAACGAGATCCAACAACTCGCAAATGACCGTCCAAAATAGTAAGGTATCTAGCGATTGCTGCTTTCACGGACGGTGAAGGGTTCTTATTCAATTGCACTTCTCCCGTTGAGCGCAACTTGTTTAGTTTATCACGCAACACCTCCAATGTTAAATTATTAGCTTCTAAATACAAAGGGTCCTCTAGATAGGAATTCATAATATTAGTCATTTCAACAAATTTGGATTCGAAGATTTGATCAGCAGGGAGTTCCCACTTGATTTTATCAAATTGAAGCTTCATCAACACTTCTGCATTAACAAAGATCCAGTCATAAACACGAGCCAAAAACAAAGAAATGCTCTCAGCGTGTTGTC